GGCACGGCGCTCGATTCGATAAAATGGATCATCAACGAGGGCAAACATCGGCTGGACAGGAACGGGTACAAGACTTCATTGGAACTCAGGACCACAATCGCAACAACCGGAACTGGCGCACAGACGGTTTCGGACGACTACGGAGAGTAAATGCCTGACTCAGTACGCGGACCATACACGGAGCAGTTCCACCCGCCTTACAGGACGGGCATCGTTGCGCAGATTGAGTCTGTGCCGCCCTACCGGGTGCGCGTGCAGTTCCCCGACCAGGCTAACGTCCTGTCGTGGTGGTTGCCGGTCCAGGTCATGAAGACGATGAACGACAAAGACTTCTGGCAGCCGGACCTCGGCGAGCAGGTATCCGTGGTCATGGATGAATGGGACGAAAACGGCATCGTGACTGGAGGGGTCCCGTCAACGGTGGACTCGGCGCCAGCAGGACTCACACCGGCCGATCGCTACACGCAATTCTCTGACGGGACGATCATCCACTACAACACGAGTACGCACCAGCTCCAGGTGACACTCGGGGCCGGTGGGCAGATGGTTCTGAGCCAACCATCAGGAGGCAGCATTGAACTGGATTCAGCGGGCAATGTGGAAATTCAGGCTGTGGCGAGCATATCGCTTTCAAATGGGGGCGCCGCTGCGGATGCGCTGGCACTAGTGAGCAAACTGGTGATAGCGTTCAATGCACACACGCACGGCGGTGGTCCGGGTCCTGATGTGCCATGGACTGCGAGCACGATTGAGAGCGTCCTGACGAAGGTGTCAAACTAGATGGCAACGACTTTTCCATACGCGACCCTCACAAACATCCAGTCATCAAGCTGGGAGCTGATGCTTGACTCGACGGCAGGCGGCGGACCGGGATCAGGACTCGGAAAAGTCTGTCAAGCCCTCGGCGATGTTCACCAGACCTTGCAAATCATCTTCAGCACCATTCCCGGCGAAGATCCATTCCGCCCCACGTTTGGGTGCGACCTGACGCAGTTCCTTGACCGCCCGCTTACCGCTGCGATTCCGGCCATCGTCGGCGCTATCTCCGCGGCTATTGCCGATTGGGAACCGCGCATCACCCTTGAGAGCGTCGATGTCGTCGCCAGCACAACGAACATCGGGACTCTCGATGTGACGATCAACTGGAAGCCAGACATGGGATCGAGCAGTTCTACCACGACTACGATAGGCACAGAGAGTACGACAATATCTGTGGGAGGATCTTCTTAAATGCCGGTCATAATCCCGAATCAATCGTTCCCATCGGCCACCGGCACACCTCAGACGGTTCCTGTTGACCTGCCTACGCCTTCATTCGTCAACGACTCAGACGGACTCGACGCAACGCTGGTCATGAACGACATGGTGACGCTTTTTGAGAACTACACCAGCCGGACACTCTACCCGGCCCAGGTCGAGCAGTTGCTTATCAACCTCTACGCCTACCGAGAGATTCTTGTCCGGAACGCGATCCAGTATTGCGGTCTTCAGAACCTGCTCGCGTTCGCCGTCTACCCGATGCTGGACTACCTCGGCGAGTATCTGGACTGCAACCGGCTCCTCGCGCAGTATGCCACCACGACATTGCAGTTCACGCTGGCAGCAGCGCAACTCACTGACACGACCATCGCCTCTGGTACGCAGATCGGGACTCAAGACGGACTCAACATCTTCGCCACCACCTCCGCGCTCACGATTGCCGCCGGGCAGACGGTTGGCACCGTAGCGGCGCAATGCACGATGGCGGGACTCAGCGGCAACGGCTACCTCGCTGGGCAGGTCAGTGTCCTGATGGGCTCGTTTCCGCTCGTCTCCGCGGTCGCCAACACGGAGACCACCGCCAACGGAACGGCGGGTGAGGCGGCCGGAACAACTGCGGGAGATAATCATTACCGCACCCGCATCCAGGCTGCCCCAAACAACCTCACAACCGCCGGCCCGTCTGGCCAGTACAGATCTCTTGCGCTCGACGTGAGTTCGACCATCGTCGACGCGCAGGTTCCGACAAATCCGACAACGCCGGGCACGGTGCAGGTCTATGTCCTGACAGGACCCGTAACGCAACCGGCCGCATCGCCAAACAGCAACGGCATCGCATCTGGCACTCTTCTTTCCGCCGTTCAATCAGCTTTGAGTGCGCAGACCGTCCGGCCTCTTTGCGATACCGTTCTAGTCTCGGCTGTGACCGAAGTTGATTACACCGTGACCGGCGCGATCACTCTCTACGCCAACGCTAGCTACTCGACCATCGCTGCGGGAATCACTGCGGCCGCTCAGAATCTTGCGCTTACGCTTGCTGCCAACATCGAGCAGGACATAGTCCTGAGTCAGTGGCAATCAGCTCTCAGCGTGTCGGGAGTCTATGACATGCAACTGACACTTGCTGCGAACATCGGCGGGACACCGCTCACTCCAACTTCTGACGGCAGTTTCTTGCTCACAGCGGGGCAATGGGCAAACTGCACAGGCATTAACTTAACTATTACGATGGGAGTGAAAAATCAGCCAGTCAGCTAGTGGGCATCAATCAATGTGACTCCAGAGGGTCCTGTGGACAATTTGAAATATCGTAGAATTAACAACGCCGAACTTTGCAGCCAACTTCCTATTTGTGGAAGTTGCGTGTTCTTTTCTTATTCGCCTTACCATGTCTTCCGTCAGTTTAGACGCACACGTAGACTCACCTCTCTTAACCCTGTTCCTCGACACTTTATCGCGGGTGTTGTCTGCGTTCGAACCTTCAAGAAGATGACGAGGATTAATGCAAAGCGGAGTATCGCAAGTATGACGTGTCATTTGGTTAGGCCAATGACCGTTTGCAATAAAGAAAGCTACTCTATGGGCGCGGTGAACTTTTCCGTGGAATCGCACACTCCCGTACCCATCTGCCAGTTTAGAGAACGGCCAAAGGATACACATGTCAGAACTGTGGTTTTTGACGACATCAGCAAGCCAAACGCTCTTCGCTTTAGCTTGTCTAGTTTTAAGACCCCTAGCCAATCCAGCAAGTTGTTCTGGGGTGGCACCATGTTTGGTAGACTTGGATTGCATCGTTGCTCTCCTGAAGCATCGGTGTTGGGCCGGGGGCGCTTTGGAGAGCGCCTCGGCACTTTCAGTATAAACCAGTTAGCTAACAAGGGGACTTCACAGTATGAAACGATTCGCGCTCTTTCTTTTCCTGATATTGTCGGCAATCACCTGCTTTGCGCAGACGCAGATTGACCCGACTTACCAGATTCAGTGGAATTTGCTTTCCGGTTCTGGTGCGCCTTCGATCACATGCACCCAGAACGGAAACTACGCGATTTATCCTTACGGCGCAGAGTGGGGGCAGTCTTATCAGGACACGACGAATAATGTCGAGTACAAATGCACAACCTCTGGATGGGTGAAGAATCTACCCACGACTGGCGGTACGCTGACCGGGCCAGTGACGGCGACAAAGCTGGGCGCGCTGAATCAGGTGGATCAATTGACGGGGGCGGATTTTGGCGCCAAGTTGAGCGCGTGCCTGAGCGGATTGAGCGCGACGAATGGCGGCATCTGCGATGCACGCAACTTTACGGGCACGCAGGCGATGGGATCGAGTGTGACGATTTCAACGGCGAATGCGACGGTTCTGCTGCCTTGCGCAACGATTGCAACGGCGAACCAGATTATTGTGGCGGCGGGGACAAGGAATGTGTCGCTGCGCGGCTGCTCGCTGCGCGGCGCCAGCACGGCGAGCGGAAGCCAGGGCGGCACGGTCTTTCTGTATTCAGGAAGCGGAGCGATGGTTCAGGTGGGCGATCCGACGTATGCGGTGGATACGCAGGGATTCCACATGGACAACGCGGTGATCAACACAACGGCGTCTTCGAGTGCGACGGCGCAAGGACTGGTGGCCTATCGCACACAGGAGATGGACGTCGAGAGCATGTACTTTCTTGGCAACTCGAACCAGATGGGCATGACTTTGGATGGAACCGTGAACTACACGGGGGGAACCTTCTTCGACAATGCGTTCAACGGGTTCCAGACGGCGGTGAACGCAATCGGTCACCAGATTGCGAATGAGGCGACAACGGATTGGTTGAACGCGAGCACGTTTGTGCGTCTTCACATCGATTGCCCGACGAGCAGTGGAAGCCCGATCGCGGGGACTTACGGAATCAACCTGCAGCAAGGGGACGGAAACACGTTCACCGGTGGTGATGTGGAGGGCTGCTCGACGGCTCTGCATTTGGGGCCGAATGCTGAAAACAATACATTCCTGGGCATCCGCAACGAGAACTCGAGCAACCAGGTGATCGCGGACTCGGGGAGCCAATATAATTCGTGGATTACAGGCGGGACGATGTTTACCGGGAAGCTGACGGATAATGGTACGCACAACAGCTTCGCGGACACGTTTCACCGCTCATGGAACAATTTAAACGGCGACCTCTGGCGCTCGCAGGCCGACACCACGATCACCAATCACGTCTACACCGGCATAGGTCTCGGCTACGTCCGCGGGCGGCTTGAAGAATGGCAGACAGACGTACCGGGCAACCCCGGCCAATACCAAAATGCTTGGATATGGGGGCCAGGCGACGGAACAAGCGGGCTGCAACTCTGGAGTCTGGAGGACGTGTTGAACAGCGTACAGCGCTTTGGCGTCCAGCAGTACACCACGGCAGGCGGGAACAATCAGACGTTTCTCAACGGAGCAGGCTCCGGTAACGTCTGCGTCCAATGCAGCACAAACGCTGGGACCGGCGGCTTCGCCGTCGGCAGCGGTGGCGCGACACCCTCGACGGTAGCAACGATCGATGCCAGCGGCGTGGAATCCCTAAGCGGAAACCTGCAATTCGACGTCTCAGGCATCACCCAATGGGTGTGGGAGTGCGCGAACACTTCGGCCTGCGCTCTCCACAGCAGCGCATCAAGCCCAGCCGCGAACGTCTTTCGCGCCTTCCCAAACGCCGCCACCGAGATCGACTCGCAAGGGACGGCGGCCGTAGTCATCAACAACACGAGCACCGGCGGGGCCGGCGGCTTCGCCGTCTACGGCGGCGGCGCGAGCTACTACAACACCAAGCTGTTTCAGGTCCAAAACAACGGCAACGGCACGGCCAACTACCTGCTCCCCTCACTCGCGGCCGGGAGCGGCAATTACTGTCTGCAAGCCGACACCAGCGGCTACGTCACAAACACCGGCCAAGCTTGCGGCACCGGCAGCGGCTCAGGCAGCGTCACGAGCGTAGGCTTGAGTCTCCCGGCCCAGTTCAGCGTAGCGAACTCACCAGTCACCAACTCCGGCACACTCACCGCCACTTGGATCAGTCAGGCCGGACACAGCTTTCTGGCCGGCCTCGATAGCAGCAGCACGGGAACTCCCGCCTTTCGCGCCATCGCAGCAGACGACGTGCCCACCCTCAACCAAAGCACGTCAGGAAACGCAGCCACGGCCACCGCCAGCGATCACAGCCCGACTCAGTGCTCATCCGGCCTCTACAGCCAGGGCGACACCACAGGCTGGGCCGCAAATTGCGCCACGGTCCAGTACAGCCAGCTCGGAGGGTCTGTGCCGACGTGGAACCAGAGCACCACCGGCAACGCGGCAACCGCCACGGCGCTCGCCGCTACCCCCGGCCAGTGTTCCAGCGGCAACTACGCCAAGGGCATCGCTGCAGCTGGCACCGCCAATTGCGCCGCCGTACCGACCGCTCTTCCACCCAACGGGACCGCCAGCGGCGACCTCAGCGGCAGTTACCCAGGCCCCACCGTCGCAA